GTAAAAATGAGCGAAAACTTAGATGTAATCAAAAACAAAAAAATTGCTGTTAATGTTGGCGGGAAAGAACGTCACATTTACTTCGACCTTAACGCATTTGCGGAATTGGAAGAATCTTTCGGCGGTTTAAACGAGATGCTGGCGGCCTTACAGGGCGGGAGCATTAAAGCTATTCGTAAATTTCTGTATGTAGGATTTATGCACGAAGAACCAAACTTAACTGAAAAAGAAGTAGGTAGTTGGTTTGATATGAGTACAATACAGGAAGTTACAGACAAAATTTCAGAAGCTATGTCATTAGCATTACCAAAATCTGAAGAAGCACCAACAGAAGACCCAAACGAACAGAGCCCAGCAAAACCGGAATAACTGGTGGTTTTTTGGACTGGGCATGGTTCTATTATTTGGCAACTACAATTCTAAAAATGGAGAAGAATGACTTTTGGACTTCTACTCCACGTAAATTAACCCTATTATTAGACCAGCATATTAAATATACTCAGATGATAAACGGTGTAGAACCAGACACTGTTAAACACGACGAAGAATCTTTTAATGAATTATTACAATTATAAAGGATAAATTAAAATGGCAACAAACAAAGATGTACAAATTAAATTAACGGTTGATAGTAGTAAGTTTGCATCAGGAATAGCATCCGCAACAAATTCACTAAATCAATTAAAAAATTCATCAACTGACTTGTCTGCCAAAATGACACAAAGTGCGGCATCTATCCAGAATAATGTACAAAGTTTACAAGGGTTTTCCCTTCAATGTACACTGGCGGGTACCGCACTTGCTGGTTTAGTAGGATACAGTTTAAAAGCGGCATCCGATATCGAACAATTAGCAGTTTCATTTGAAGTATTAGCCGGTGGAAAACAAATCGGGGATGATTTATTAAATTCTATTAAACAATTTTCAGCCGTAACTCCGTTCGTTACACAAGGTTTAGCAAAAAACGCACAAATGTTGTTGGCATATGGTTCAAGTGTTAATGAAATAATGCCAACTCTAAAACTATTAGGTGACGTTTCTGGCGGTAACCAACAAAAAATGGACTTGTTAGCATTAGCTTATGGTCAAGTTATGTCACAAGGACGATTACTTGGGCAAGATTTACGACAAATGACTAACCTCGGTTTTAACCCATTAAACGAAATTGCCCAAGCAACGGGCAAAAGTATGGCGGAAGTTAAAGAAATGATGTCTCAGGGGGCTATATCTTCGGATATGGTAACTTTGGCATTTAAAAGAGCTACTACGGAAGGTGGTCGTTTCCATAATATGATGGACAAACAATCACAAACACTTTACGGTAGATTTTCAACTTTGGTAGAAAACGTTCAACAATTAGGACAAGCATTTGGTGCCGCATTAGCTCCAGCCGCTTTAAAAGTTGTTGATATATTCATAACACTAACAGCTTGGGCAACTAAGCTACCACAACCTATACAAGCAACTTTTGCAATTATTATTTCATTAGTTTCCGGGTTTTTGTTATTAGCAGGTATTACACCAACTATTATAAAAGCGTTTGAAGCTATGAAAATAGGTGCCGCTTTATTAACGGGTGGTTTAAAGTCAATGACAACCGCTATTATAGCAAACACAGCGGCATTTTTAACAAACCCATTTGGACAAATAGTATTAGCAATTACTGCTTTAATTGCGGCAATTATAGTATTAATAGCAAATTGGGATAAAATAACAGCGGCTTTTAAAAGAATGGCACCAGTATTTACTGGTGAGGTTATACCGGCATTTAAACAAGTAGTAGACGCATTTACAAACGGTATGGGAAACATTCTTGAAGCTGTAACAAGTAAATTAAGTCCTTTACTTGAAGCTGGTAAAAAATTAGTTACTAACATTATGGAAGGTGCCCAAACAATCTGGGGTAATTTTACCGACTGGGTAAGCGATGTATTCGGCGGTTTAATGGATACAATTGGTGAATTAATTGCACCCGCTTTAGAAAAAGGTAAAGACCTTATTAACTTTGTTCTTGAAGGAGCAAGGTCCGTTTGGGATACTTTAGTAAGTTGGATTACAACTGCTTTTAAAGGTTTAATCGACGTTTTAAAATCAATTGCTAAATTAGCATATAACGTTGGTAGAGATTTTATTAACTGGATATGGAACGGAATAAAAGCAGCTTTTCCAGGACTCGCAACAGCAGTAAAAAATCTAGCAACTTCTTTAGGTAATTTGTGGAATGCGGCGTTTAACAAAACAGCTAAAACAAATTTATCTACAAAAGTAAAAGCAGATACTTCCGGAGCTTCTTCTTCAATTGCGGACTTAGATAAACAAATACAAGCCGCAATGGGTGCCGCGGGTGGTACTGGTGGAAAAACTAAGAAAACTAAATCCGGTAAATCCGCAGATACATTAGCAAACGAAGAAATATCATCTTATAAAAAAGTAATTGACGAAAAAACTAAATTAATGGAGCAGTTCGAAGCTTTACAATTAAGTTTAGGAACAAAAACAGTTCAAGAAAAAACACAAATTGAATTAGATTCGGAAAGGAAAAAACAAGCTTTATTAATTACAGAATTAGAAAAATTAGGTATATCCAAACAACAAATCGAAGGAACACAACAAGACCAATTATATGCTTTTGATTTAACTAAATTTTCTAAAACAAATAAAGAAAAAATTAAATATTTAACTGAACATTTAAATGAATGTAAAATTAATACAAACAAATATCTTGAAGAAATTGCCCAAGCAGAAAGAACTAAATATAAGGAAACATTGGCAGAAAAACAAAAGAATGACGACCAGTATTTTACTTTATTAAAAAGTAAAAATTCAGTTCAAAATGCCTGGTTATCCGCTTTAGGTATAAATACTTCAATACAAAATGACCAATTAGAAATAGAACGGTTAAATCAAAAACTTTTACAACAAAGAGAATTATTAACACAATTCGGGTTATCTACACAGGAGATAGCAAGATTATCCACTGAAAATATTAATTCATTCGATTTATCCCGTTTCGATGAAACAAAACGTCAAGAAGTTATTATAGCAGCACAAGCATATCAACAAATACAAGCAGATGCTAATAATGCTAATGGACAAATTACAGCAGATATGCTAAATGAATTTAAAACTTCATTTAACGGAGTTGTATCGGCCGGACAGAATTTATTTAGCGCATTAACAGATTCAAGCCAAAACTGGTTTACTCGTGTATCTAATATGTGTAGTTCAATTATTAGTTTATTGAATAATGCTCTTAGTTTAATGAGTTCCGCTAGTAGAATTATGTCAACACTTAGCGGCGGCGGTGGTGGCGGAATCTTTGGTTCAATAGGTAAACTGTTTGGTTTTGCTTCGGGTGGTATTATTCCGGGTGCTTATTCACAATCACAAATAATTCAAGCTCACGGTTCTGAGATGGTTTTAAACCCTTCGCAGCAAGCACAGTTATTTGCTATGGCTAATGGGGCAACACCAAACACCTCGGCGAATGAAACAAATGGAACAGGGACACAATCACAGCAACCTGTTATAATATTTAATCAAACGTTTAGTTCTTTAGAACCCGGAACTGCCGCACAGTTAGTTAAAGACCAAATGCCGTATGTAAAAGCGCAAGTCTTAGAAGCAATTAATACTCAATCTTCTTGGAGGGGTGCTATAAAACGAGCAAATGGATAATATAAAGAGGAAATAATAAATGACATTTACACAAGAAGAATTATTACAAAAAATTGATGATTGTTATAATTATTTCCAAAATAACAAAGGAGATACAAAACCAAACGCTTGTAATGCTGAAGGTATACCTTATCACTCATATGAAACAGGTTATCACTGGCAGATACATGAAGCGTCAACAACTTCAGAATGTATATCACTAATGTGTAGGGCAATGGTTGAAGCTGGTTATATAACTTATGCGAAACAACTTGCCGACTATATGATTGAAAAATTAACTTATGATGATATAGACACTATACATTGGTTGGTAAATTTAATAGATAATGGTGCCGAAATGGAAAGTGTTTACTGTGGTAATTATGACGGTGCAGTATTCACTTTCACAAACGGCGTAGCAATTATTCCTGAAGGAAACCCTTGGTATGGTGAAAAAGTTGTACCTTATATAGATAGTAGATATAATGGTATTCGTGGAGTATTTTCAACAACAACTGGTTTTAAATATAAAGATTATTTTGTTGAACCTTGGGAAAACAAAGTAGAATATACAATTAATTATTATGAAACAATACCCGGAACTGGTACAAGAATCGTTTTAAATAATACATCTTTTAACGGTCAAGCACAGGTTTATTATGGTATTAGAAATGGAATTATATTAAATAAAGACGAATTATATAGAAGTTATCCACTAAATACAGCAAGTAAAGCAGGATTTGATGTATTAGCAACATCCGCACATAGTCCTTTATCAATTAATACTGCCGAAGACGGTTTAGTATTAGGAGATATATATAAATATCAAATTTCTTGTGCAACAGACGCGGTCCAATGGGCGGCAATTGCTTTTGATAAACTATCTATTGCTTTAAGTGATGAATATTATCATAATGTTGGTGTCATATATATGGATTTATTAAAAGAAAATTCATTAGTACGTACAGCAGATTACACAATATTCGACGCAACAAACAGAGGTTTAACATACTTTTCAGTTTATACATATGATGAAAGTGGTACAAGAAATATTACTTTATTACCATTAGGTAGTAATTGGCAAAGAATGAAATATGAAGCTGGTTCTAAGGTTGTACAATGGGGTATCGGTTCCGCATTCTCCTGGATTGATAATAATTTACTTATTAAATTCAGGGGTGATGGTTCCGGTGCCTTACGTTATATAGCAATGACAGACGCTTTGGGTACTGATTATTATTACCCATTTATAGATAACACAACAGCAGAAAGAACATTAACAATTAAAAGAGGTTGGTTTTGTAATAGAGACGGTATCTTTTTTGATTATGCTAGAGTTCCTTACGCTACTCCTTATGTAACACATTGGAATCTTGGAGATTCGAGTTACCAAATAGCACCTTATACAGAAGCATACAAAGATAGTCAGGATTTATATTTTCCTTACTGGGTTCATTGGCATTGTTATTGCTCATATGAAATTTCGTCAAGTAAATTTGGTACATATGGTGGTAGTTTAATTGGTTTTTACCGTTTAGGTGGTGTTGACACAACATCTGGAACTTTATTTACAGTTTGTGCGGCGGCAAGTGCGGAAACAACTATATTATATAAAGTACATGACCACAACGGCACAGTATTTAATGGTAAAAAAGCATTTAAGTTTGACGCCGCCCCAAATGAATATAAATTTAGTTTTGATGATGAATATTTTGAAAATGGAAACAGTATAGTACACCCAATTGAAAACTTTGAATTTTATGTTAATTCGAAGCAACTTGGAAATGTAAATTCAACCGTATATTTCGCATCATTAAGAATTAGTGATAAACACATCGCGGCGTCTCCATTGTCTGTATTAAAATTCGAAACACGTGATACAAGAGCCGGTTACTTCGATATAGGTTCGGCAGTTTTACAAGAAGGAAATTATGATGAATATGGCTATTCCGGAGTAACTGTTTTTTCGAACGAATATTATGAAGACGGTTTAATGAATTGGCGTTCTGGAAGTTATACAGGTTATACAAATCCTTATGCGTACACTCCAGGAAGTTATGATGCTATATATGCTTGTAAATTTATATACGATTCTCAAGTTCAATTTTGGAAAGACTTTGGAATAAACGGACCTTCTTATCCAGTATATTTAAGAAATTTAGGTGAAAACCTTGTATATGGTACCTTAGGAAGTTGGACCTTTGTTGGACCCGACCCAAATACAACTTGGGCAGGTTTTCAATACAGAGCGATGGTTAATATGGCAGACCATATGTACTTTAATCGACAAACAATATCGGCAAATGAATTAGGTTATTGTCGAGGATTTCTAAATAATTGGACAAGTTATTTATATAGATGGATTTTACAAAATAATAGTTTACCATCAACATTTCATACAGACGGAACACTAACAGCAGATTATGAAAGTCCAGATTTTTATGCTCAGGTCGGTAGAGCAATGTTGTTAAAGCATTTAAGAGATTGGGATACCAAAAGCTGGTATATTTGTAATTGGTGTTACGAAAAATTAATTCTTTTACAACAAGAAAATGGTAGTTTTAAAGCAGAAAGCGAGGACACTTATAATTATCACCAAGCGGAAACAATACTATTTTTAGCAGAATTGTACACGTTTTATGATGAATATAAGTATACAACTGGTATGACAGAATTTACTTGGTTACCTAACAAGGTATATACAGCAGGAATAGAATTTAGAACTGGAATCTTTGAAAGTTATTCTGGTAAAGAAGTTAGAACTTCGGAAACCAAATATCCTATAAGAAGATGGCGTCTTAAATTTAATAAAGACAATACAGAACTAAATGAAATAAGAACCTATATTAATAGTTTAAAAGGACGATATTCAAGATTTAATTGGGTTTGGCCAACATCTCACGGGGGTGACGGTAATACTTATATGTGCCGTTTAGCCGCAGATGATATGATTACTAATATGCAACATTTGGGTTATTCCAATTTTGAATTAGTTTTTGAAGCTATTGATGAAAATGCTTATAACGATTTAACATCATTTACAGAAAAACATAATATAGAATATGAACAGCAAGAAAGACATATGACAAAAATAGATGATAAAATATGTGCTAACACTGCTGTAAATGTTCAATGGGAATCTTCAAGAAAACGCTGGAATTTACAATTTGATAAAAATTCAGTTTCCAGAAAATGGATTGAACAATTCTTTATATCTAAAAAAGGAAGATTTAAAGAATGGACATTTAACTGGTCTTCGGAACTTGGCGGTGACGGAGAAAATTATCAAGTACGTTTCGACACAGATTCTCTTGACTTTGATATTTCATATTTAGGTTTTGGTACTTTTCAAATTCCAATTATAGAGGTATTATAAAATGGGTAAAGACCTATCAACTAACTTACAAACATCATCGGAAGCTGAAGAAAATAACTTCAGGATGTTAATAACAATATTCCTTGATGACCAAACTATATATTTATGTGCTAACGATACGGGGAATATAACATTCCCCGCAAGTGGCGGTAATATATACGAAGCTGTAAATATAGACCGTAGCGAAGTACAAACAACAATGAGTGGTCAAGCAACTGAGGAAAGAGTAACATTAACATTATCCGACGTAGATGCTAGTATTGCATCATATGTAGCTGTATATGGAAACAAAGTTCATAATAGAAGATGTTTAATACAAGAAATTGATATTGACTATTTAGACGACCCGAATGATATAGTAACTATATTTGATGGCGTAATGGATAAACTCAGATTTAAAATAGGAACATATCAAGTAGATGTCGTTAGACAATTAGGTACATACGCACAACAAATTCCATTCATAAATTATAGTCCAACTTGTCAATGGAAAAAGTTCAAAGATGAAAAGTGTGGTTATACAGGTAGTGGTATAACTTGTGATAGAACATTAACACAATGTCAGGCATATAACAATGTATTAAACTTCGGTGGACATCCTTCAATTCCTGATGAAATGACTATAAGAACAGGTTAAACTTTTCTATAAGATTTACCGGATATTATTTTATAAATAACGTCCGGTTTAACTTTATATAATAAAGCAATTTGCGTCATTGGTACCTGAGGATTTTGTTCATGTAATAATCTAATTTGCTTAACTTGGTTATCGGATAAAGAACGTCTACTTCTATTACGTCCTTTATTAACCATATCACGAATATTATCTTGTTGTGTACCAATGAAAAGATGTTCAGGATTAATACATCTTGGGTTATCACAAGTATGACAAACACATAAACCTTTTGGAATCTCTCTTCCCCCGTTAATATAAACCATATACATATATCGATGTATTGTAATGGTTTTTTTGTTATAATGGAATTCAGGATAGCCGCGATTATCGTCTTTGTGACTGTCACAAATCCAACAACCTTTTTCATCTATATAATAACCAATGGGTTTACGGTTCCCGTGATTACTTACTTTAATTTCAAATCGTTCCATTTATTTATTATACAATAAAATTCCAGGAGAGCATATAGTGATAGAAAATATTCATTTTTTTGATAAGTACATTGGCACACAATTTCAAGAAGTTGATGACAATGGGAATTATTTAGGATGTTTGTTACCAGTATACCTACTTTATCCTAAAGCATACAGATTTAAACCCACTGATAATTTTTCAGATTTAAAATATATTTATAAAAATATTTTAAATGATGGGTTAAAAATAGATTACGCATCTAATTTTGGTGATGTTGTAATTGTTAAATTTTTTGGACATTTTCATTTCTTTGTGTTTATTGAACCTAATAAATATGTTCATATTAGTCCTCACACAAGATTATGCTATACAAGCATAGAAAGAATGAAGAAAAACATTATAGGTACTTACAGGTATAAAGGAGCATAAAATGGCGTTTATAGCCCCAGCATTAGTAGCAATAGGTGGTTTTATTACCGGCGGTTTATTGACCGGTGTTGCCGCAGGTATTGTCGGTGCAATAGCCGTTATAGGTGCTATAGCGGGTGTTGTTGGGCTATTTGCCGGTGGTGGTGTAAGTGGTGAAGGTTCCGTAACAAGTGGACTTTCGGGTGCCGCATACACATTTGGACAACTGGTCACACAAACAAACTCTAGTTTACCTATGCCTTTAGTGTATGGTGAATTTAAATTAGCCGGAAACATTATATGGCAGGAAGGGTCCACAACTGTAAAACGTTTAACTTCTTTTTGTTTAGGACCTATTTCTGGATTTTCCGATATAAGATTAAATGATATTCCAATTGCCGATGTAACAGGCGCTTCTTATAACGCCTATACTGGTAACGGAACACAATCAATTGATAGTAGAGTAACGGGTACAACCCAACAAGATAAAGCAGCATTGGTTGGTGGTTTAAGACACGAAGCTTATCTTGCAATGAGTATTACCGCGACAGAACAAGTAAACACAGACTTTAATATTACAACTCTTGTTAAAGGTAGATTAGTTAATGTTTATGACGCTTATTTAACAACACAAGACGGTTTTCATATAACCACAGAAGACGGAGATTCCTTACACTTAGAAGAAGGTAATTATGACAAAGTGTGGTCTAATAACCCCGCTTATTGTTTACTCGATATATTAACAGCTTACGAGGGTTGTAATATGAGTATAAGTGAAATAGACCTTACTTCTTTTATTGAAACTGCCAGATATTGTGATGTTTTGGTTGACGGAAATAAACGGTTTACACTAAATATAGCAATAGATACGAAACGTGCTACATTAGACTGGATAGCAGAAATTTGTAAATGTTCACAATCTGTGTTTGGTAAAAGAGGTAATACGTGGTTCTTAATGGCGGACAAAGCCGAAGACACAACAGGTGTTTTAACTTTTACTAAAGATAATATTAATGATATGGAAAGTTACTTCCTGGAAATGGAAAATACATATGATATTGTTAATGCAAACTATAAAGACAAAGATTATGAATGGACGTATGTACAAGCAAGAGCAGAAGCGAGTACGTTTTTAAGAGATGATTATCCGCTTATAAAAACGTTTGACGTTCTTGGATGTACAAGTTTTGACCAGGCATCAAGATTAGCGTGGTTTTATTTAAACCAGGCAATACTTACTCCACTATTCATTGGTTTTAAAACTTCTAAACGAGGTTTAAATTTAACAGTTGGAGATATTATTGCTATAGATGACTATATTTATGGTTATACTGGTAAATTTTACAGGGTATTAAATTTATCGGAAGCACAGGACAATCAAATACAAATTGTTGCGAGAGAATATAATGCGTCGTTATATTCCGACCAAAGAGGTTCGGCGGACCCAACAATTAACTTTATATACAATCAGGCCGGAAAACTTTATCTAGAAGACTTCAGTGGTCGTTTAATGTTTGAAGACGAGACATATATAACACAAGAATAAAAAGGAGAATTTAAAATGGCAGACAAGACAATTACACAATTAACCGAATTAACCGCGGTTGATGACGCAGATGTGATGTATATTGTAGATGACCCAACAGGTACACCAACATCAAAAAAGGTTACTGTTTCAAACGTTTTATTAGCACAAAACGCTTTAACAGCGGCAACACCTATTTACACAGACGTATTAGGTTTTGTGGATGACCCTTCGGGAACTCCTGCTATGTCAAATGCTACATTACAAGCAATAGTAAAAGCAGGTGCTTCACAAGGTGCTATTTCGGGTATTGTAGACGCGGCATTAACAGCATCAAGAGTTTTAGTAAGTGACGGAAGTGGTAAAATTGCAGTTTCTACAATTACTTCAACTGTTCTGGGTTATTTAGACATATCAAGTTCTTTAACTACTTTATTAAGTGGTAAAGAGCCAACAATAACTACTCTAACCGTTGCAAAGGGTGGTACAAATTCCGGAACTGCTTTAAATAATGATAGAATTATGATATCTGATGGCGGTAAAATTGTTGAACACGATGCCATAACAGCATCAAGAGCATTAGTTTCTAATACTGATGGTATACCGACAGCAAGTGCTATTACCTCTACTGAACTTGGATACTTGGACAATGTAAGTTCTAATATACAAACTCAGTTAGATAGTAAAATTGGAATGGCAGGATATACAACAACAAACGAAGCAGGTTCCGCCGGTAAATATACTAAAATAGCGTCAGTTGATTTAACAGAACAATATCAAGCCTGTGCATTTACTTTAAATGTTATAGGTTATAATGAAGGAACAACAGACCAATTTGAATTAGCTCAAGTTTCTGTTAGAGTAAACCAAGCGGCGGCAATGGAAAGTGCTCCTGATATAAATATTAAAGTTTCTAATAATAATATTTTAGACAGTTCAAATTTCCATTCAGTTATTACAACAAATTCAGCTTCACACTCAATCGTTGATATTTATATTAAATACACAAAAGATTATCAAGGATATACAATTGTACCTTTAACAAGTGCTGGAACAGGAACAAATACATTCTATTCTTCACAAACAGTTGAAGCAACATTACCAGTTGGGGCAACAGAACCGGGTGTAATGGTTATACCTCCAATGTTTAGTACACTTGCCCAACAATTGTTAATTGATAAATTAAAAACAATTGTAACACCAACTAATATTGAAAGATTAACATTCTTTGATGCAACAGGTGCTACAGCAGAATTAACAGATAGAGCAGGTGTTGATAACGCCGACTTAAGTGGCGCGGCAAGCACTTGTTTTCCGGGTGTTTCTGGTTGTGCGAAAACACTGAAATTTGATGGTTCAACAACTTATTTTGATTTCC